GCTCCATTATTCTGGAATTGTACAGCTTGATTAGTTACATTACCTGTAGCTGCAGCCACTGGATTACTAACATTTCTATCACCTTCTTCAGCACGAGCTGGTGCTATTGTGAGAAGACTGATAAGGAGACCGTAGTAGCAGTAACGTCGATTTCTCTGTCGATTACTTCTACGGATAGGACTTGGCTGGCTGCTCTTTCTACTATCTCTAAAGAGAAAGGATCTCCAGCTGTGTGTAAAGTGTAAACCGAATCTGTATCGGCTAATCCTCCTGATGAGGCTGATGTATGAGTGATGTTTTCCCCACTCCATTTGCTTAATGCAGACCCATAAGTGGTCGTCGTTATTTCCTCGACGATTTCTTGGGTCGTTGTCGTTGTACTGTTCATCGAACCCTGGGTGAAATTGGGGGTTACTAATTCTGCTCTTGCTACCGTGGGTGATGCCAGCAATAAGAGTACTAGCCATTTCTTCATGTTTTTGGTTTATCCTTTTTTCCGTTACCGTTACCAGTAGTCAACCCGAAGGTAGCTAAAGCTCCAGTAAAAATACTGGCAGGAAAAGTTATATCCCCACCTGGACTTTTCTTAATCATAGGTATTTCTACGTAGTTTAACGTAATAATAAAACCACTCCAAACTACAACACCAAGTCTGACAAATGTACCTAAGATTTGTATTTGGTGTTCTTGGTCTTCAGCGGCATCTTTTAATTTACCAAAGAATCCTTTTTCTTCTTTTGCTGTTGCTTCCATTTGTCAATTTTACCTTGAATGAATTTCTGTAGTTTCTTTTTTATTTGATCAAAGAAAGGTGTAGCTAGGGTGGTTGTTGCTACGGCTGCTACGGCTGCATAGGTAGCAGTTGCTACGACTTCTGCAGTTGGTAACGGCATCTGTATATCAATAACAGGTAGCTGCACGCTAGGAGCAGATGGTGCCTCTTCCTTAGCCTCTCCCTGTACCCCTTCAGGAGCCTCCAGATCGCTCGGAGGGATCACCATAGGGGTATAGGATGGTATTCGAGCTGAAGGGGGCTTAAACTCGAAGCTAGGCACGTCTAAGGGCGTTGGAAGCTTAGGGGTTGGAATCGGAATTGACATTAGGGCTTATCAGCTATTAATTTTGCTTTCCAAGCATTCTTGACATCAGTAGTCCAAACAGTACTTGCTATACCTTTTACTTCATCTGATTCAGAAGACGTATCAGTATCTACAAGATTATCTGATCCATCAAGATTGCCAGGAGTCAAGACTTTTCTATGAAAAGAACGAGACAATTCAGTACCATCTTCTTTGATAATTGTTGCTGTTCTTATTTGTATATGTTTATAGTCCCCGACAATTTCAATTTTATCTTCGACTTGTGTTTTAGTTAATGCCATAATAATTAAGATACAAAATAAGTTATACCACCAACAAAAGTTCGGTTAGAACTTCCATTGATAGTTGGATTACTTTTTGAATTACACATCCAACCGATTTTCGTGCCATCACTTATTTTACCCGTAACACAATGTTCATTACTGTTGTTGCTAAAAACATCTGAATATCCTGCAGAACCAAAAGCTGTTTCAGCAATACCAGTAAAAGGTAATCCAGCGATACTTGGATAAGAAGAAGTAGTATTATCCATTTCAAATCCTGATATTTTACACCAGACATGAACAACGTTTCCAACTCTTATATACCTACCACTAGCACTACCTGCAGTATCCATAGGCCAAGCTTGCCAAGTAGCATTTCCGTGATGATATCCCCACCAATAAGGAGTCCAGGTGCCAACTTCATAATGATCTAGCACTTCTTCAGACATACTAGCTCCAGATGCTGAAGTAGCAGTTTGAGCACTAAAGTCAATACCTTTACCTGATGGAAACGCTAATCCATTTGCTGATGTTTCACATTGTTTTGTATTATCATGGTAAAGCTGTACTGAACCATCTGCATTACAGTTTATAGATTCTTCATTTTCTTTAACTCGTAAATAAAGACTTTCATCAGATTTTACTTGTAAGTTTCCCGTTCCTGAATTATGGATATAACTATGACTTGCGTCATGGTAAATCTCTAAATCATTACCTGTACCAAATCTAGCCTTAACATTATCATTAAAATCTACACCTGTAGCACCACCTACTCCACCAGCATCTGCCCATGTTAAACCAC